TGATTCAGCGTCAGGAAAGTCTGAGTCTGAACTGGAGATCCAGCCAAGGCCGAAGCAGTGGTCCTGTAGGTTCCACCGTTCTGGACGATGGGCACAAGCTCAGTGCCAGTGATGGGGCCTGCGGCTGGCAGTTGGGTGATGGTTTGATTTGCCATTATGGTGTGACCGATATTCCGTCGAGGTTGCCATTATTTTCCGGTGTATCTGTGTTGCCCTCAGTCGAGATGATGTAGTCACCCTGATTGTCGGTCACAAGGTTGTTTGGATCAACAGCCACAGATACATCCGGGCGAGGAAATCTCAGATTTATACGCTCAGTCTTTCGGGCAGGCAGTCGGTAGGGGTCTTTTTGGTCAGCACACCCCTGTTGACAAACCTTCAAACCGGGAAAGTTTGGGTCCGACATCTGCTCATCCATGGCGCGTTTCATCCTGCAACGGTCGCAGATGAAGATCGCCAGAGACGCATTGCCGAGGGTGTCAAGGAACATGCCCATGAATCACCTCGTGTAGACGCCAATATTGGGCGCGAAGTAGATCGGTGAACGATCCCGCTCTTCTGCCTCGGCCAAGGCCAAAGTCTTCTCTGCCTGAGCCTCAAGGTACTGAACTCGGTCCAGCCCCACCTGAGGAAGCTCCATTGACATCTGGTGGGCCAGCATATTGACCACAGCCAAGTACCAGCGCTGCGGAATCTGTAGCTCGTTGGTCAAGTCGCCCACGTTCATGACCTGTTTGCTGTACCAAACCGTCATTTGGACGAACGGGTTGCTTGGAGTGGGCCAAAGATAGATCTCAGGGTTCGGAACCGTGCGGTTAAACCAGTATTGGTACGGCTGATTGGCCGTAAAGTTCTTATTTGGCAGGTTTGTGTAGTCGTCACGGTTCAAACGAGACATGGTGATCTCAGTTGAGTTGTTTCCAACATAAAACTCGCGCAAAGCAAGGGTCGAACCACCAGAAATCCGCACTCGGTAGTACTGAACGCTCTGGCCGGGGTCAATATCGGTCCAGATCCAACTGTTGTCGGTCACAACGACCGTTCCAAGGCTCTGAAGCGTGTTCCAAGTGATGTTGTCGGTCGAATATTCGAGTGTCAGCGTCCAAGTAGCGCTGCCGCCACCAGAAACGTAGGGCAAAAGCCCAATTGAGCCAGCATAGATCGGGTTGTCAGTCCCAAAATTGATTGAAATGTTGCCGTTTGCCGATGTTTGCTGGCAGAAGGTGTCAATGTCGTTGTCGCCAGCGTTGGAGGCCGTGCCGCCAGCGCTTGATGTGTAGCTGCCAGTGGTGCGCGTCATCGTCCTGTACAGGGCGTTTAAGACGTCATTGGAGCCATCAGGCAGGGTGTACTGATACTTCTCTGGCGTGAGGCCAAAAACCTTCTTCTCGATGGCCCAATACTGGATGCCAATGTTGATCAGGTTGCTCATCACAAAGCCCAAAGACTCCCGAGCGCTCAAAAGCTGCTCAGAAGTCAACTCCTCGGCCAACTTCCCGCACCTGCGTGCGCCGTGGTCAATTAGCGTTTGGACGTTGTAGACCTGACCATAGGTATCCGAGTAAGCCATGTCAGCACTTCCATCTGTTTAAAGCAGCAGCCTTGCGCGTTGGCTTGCCTTTTTCATCTTTCATGGGTCCGGGCACACCTGACATGCGTGCGCAAAATGAATCCTTGCGTGCGCCACCTTGGGGTTGCGGAGCCTTCAAATTGCTGCCCGTTGCTGCATTGTATTTGGCGCGTCCCTTGGCCGTAAGACCCGCACCCTTAGAAGCAGGGAGCTTCTCACCGCGACCAATTGCAAGACTTACGTTCTTCTTGCTCATTTTACTTTGGCGGTCTTTGCTGACTGCTTAAAGTCACCAGCCGTTGGCGCACCTTTGCTACCCACTCGGCGCATCTTTTCCCCAGAGCCTTCAGCGATTCTTTGACGCTTTGCATTGATATTTTCATACAATCCGCCTCCTTTAAATTTTTTACCCTCATCAGCCTTGGCAAATTCCTTGCCGACTTTTGTAGGGACGCCAACCTTTTTTGCAAACTTAGGGTTGTGTGCAACTGCCTGCATCAAGTTGTGTTGAGAAGATGATTTGCTTGGCATGATTAACCGTAAAATTTAACCATCTCAAGGACGATGGTGTAGAAGTCACCAGCAGAAGCATCCGCAGTGCTGAACAAGACATCACCAGTTACGCCAGCGCCTGCGTTGTTAGTCAAACCGCCGAACTTATCAAAATCCATTGTGTATTGAGAATTTTGTGGCATACACCAGCAAAATACATCTGTGGTCGCATCCCAATAAATCTGTACTTCCAAACCATGCGTTGCGGCATGGATCTTTGTAATCGTTACTCTAGTGCAAGTTTTGCCAGAAGCACTTGGTGTTAGCGCAGAAACATCTACCTTCAAAACTTTGCTTTCACCAGTACCGTCAGAAAGGTTGGTGAATTTCATGATAGCCGTGCGCTCGTTATCAAAGAGCGTTTGACTTGTGACTGCATCAGCCATATTTTTCTCCAATTAAAAGCGGGGGCCGTAGCCCCCACTTAGGTTCAGCACTTTACTGATCCACCACGTTTTCTAGCAGGCTCAACCGTAATAGACTTTTCAGTCTCGGTCACAGCACCAGCCTTCGGCTTCTTGTCCATGCCCATCAAATTCTTAGCACCACGGAACAACTTGCCGGGGATGCTACGAATTGACTTAGCCATGTCCAAATCTTCCGCAGATGGACCAATGCTATCGGCATAAGCCTTGTCTATCAACTTCTGCTCCTTTTCGGAAGCAGCACCGCCAGCGTTCATCTTGCGACCATACTTCTCGTTGCTGTAGGCTTTCGCCTGCTTCATTGCAGTAGCATTTTCAGCTTTGAAAAAAGATTGTTCTTTCTTCTCGGCTGGGGTCACACTTCCACCTCTTTTGAAGGTGCCAGATTGACGGTCGTTGGAGACAGGGTTAGACGCTTGCTTCTTAGGCATTGCCACGGCACGGCCACTGTCGTTAACAGCTCCCCCCGTGGCGTAGTGCTTTTTTGTAGCACCGCCTTTTTTGTAGCCGCCAGCGTTGCCCATCTTCACTTCGCCTGTAGGCGCGGAGTTGTGGTTCACCTTAGCGGTTTCCATTTTGGTGCTGACATAACCCTTGGCACCTTTTTCAGATGCACTCACTGGGATGATGCCGCTCTTGGAAATAGCGCCGCCCTTTTTGAAGCCGCCTTGACCATTCACAACACCACCAGTGGCGTAGTTACCGGGCTTTGGTGACTTGGCTACACCGCCAGTAGCGCAGGCCATACCACCAGCTTTGAGGCCTTTGTGGCCTTTGCTGGCAGGCTTGGCAGCGTGAGCTTCCAAGGCGTCCATTGCACCACCCTTAGCCATCATAGGACGAGCCATTGCTGACTTGCCCATCATGGCCTTACGGCGGTCCATCATCGAAGGCTTGCCGGGACGAGCCACAGGAGACATACCGCCACGAGCACCGGGAGCCGGTGCTGCGGACAGAGCGCCCATGACGCCGCCGTTCATCATCTTCTTGGGAGAAGAGACGGAACCACCTTTTTTCAGTTTCAGTTCAACTGAAGGCTCAGTGGTCTCCATTTTCACCATTGGTTTAAATTGACCCATGATTAACGCTCCTTCGCAACAAAGACGTAATCCACAGTCATTGTCTTTGCAACGGCCTCACCATTTTGAAGAGCAATTGACACAGTCATATCTTCGTCGTCAGGCAAGTTGGTGGTCACAGAAGTGCCCTTCACAACGCCATTTACGAAGTATTGAATGCTTGATGCGCCATCATAGTAAAACCCAAGACTAATAAATGTGTCATTAGCCATAGTAGCCACGCTAGAGGTCGTAGTTGCTGTGCCGTTCTTCTCAACCAACAGGCTTACCGAAGTAGAGCCGTCTGCCTTGATGAAAAACACACCATCCGATACGTCAAGCGGGGTTGCATCGGTAATTTGAAGACCAATAACTACATCAGATTCAGTTGCGTCGCTCACCTTGAGGCGTGCCTCAAAGAAAAGCTCTTTGCCTGAAGCAAATCGATATGACTCGCCTACTTTTTGCAAAGCAACGAGATCATTATCTGCGGCAGTGTTGGTGATCAAAAGTAAACCACCATCGCCGTCAGTCAAAGCCTGAGTAGCACCAGCCTGAGTCTCAGTTACAGTCCAGTTTGCGGCCACATAGTAGTCGAAATCTTCATAGTAAGTGTGAAACTTTGTCGGTGCTGGCATTGCCAGATCAGCAAACGGTGAATCTTCCCCGACGTTTGTCACGCCATTTGGGAAACGGGTTACCAGTAAATTTGCCATTGTCTTTTCTCCTTGTAACGCAGGGGCCGAAGCCCCCGCTTGGGTTTAGACGCCGGGTGTGCCGTACATTGCGCGTGGGTCAGTGAAGCCCACATCGTAACGCTCGGTAGCCTTGTAGCGCATGGAGTCGGTTTCAAAATCGCCTTCCATGGTCTTTTCCAGCTTACGGCGCATCATGAGCTTCATGCCTTCTGGCGCATCGGTCTGCACCCAGAATGCGGTGGAGCTTGTCAGACGCGAGATAACAGCGGCACCCTCGTCCAGCAAGCCAATCGACTTGATGGGGTTGATGTCGTTGTTTGCGTTACCAGCACGCAGAACAGACTTCAGCAGCACTTCGGCTTGGAAGACATTGCCCGGAGCGACCACCAATTGGCGGGGCACCAGACGAATTCTCTTGCCGTTGTTGTCAACAGCTTGACGAATCTGAATCAGCATCTGCTCAAGCGATGTCTGGCTCAAATTGGCAGCGGTCGACAGCAAGTTGCTGAAGGTTCCGTTCACGATTGGGTGCGAAGCGCTGTTCAAAGCGACACCGTCACCACCAGCATACTGACCGCCAGTGAAGGCGTTGTTCAGCACGTTAGCGGACAGAGTCTCCTTGGTCTCAATCAGAGACTGAGCCAAGTGACGAGCGTACACCTGACCGATACGGATATGGTCACCGTCTTCAACCAAAACTTTGGTCAAAGCGAAGGCCAAGCCGTACACCTCATAGACGTAACGCTTGAGGAACAACACACCACCTTGTTGGTACGTCACAGGTGTGCCATCGGCCATCTGTGGTGCTGCACCAAAACCGTACAGGACGGGTTCTTCGTGGTAGTTACGTGGGATGCCTTCTTGCTCACGGAAAACCCGTGACCATTCGTCGGCTCGTTGATCGTATACACCGTCGAAACATTCGTTCAGAATAGGTTCGACGATGCTACGAAAGTCGGTACTGCGCATTGGAGCGGCCATGGTTCACTCCCTCCTTAGATTGCTGTTCCGGCAGCACCAGCGAATTGGAATTCGGCGATGGTTGCACGGACAATAGTGAAAGAATCACCCCAGTCGTTACCGGGGTACGGAGCGAGGTTCACGATACGCATCTGAGCGCTGTTACCCGCGCCAACCAGTGTGGTTGACAGAGTACATTGCGACAGACCCGTGGTTGTGGAACCAGCGGTAGTGGCAGTCAAATCGGCTTCGTCGCCGATAGAGGTTTGAGCCAGTGAGCCGTCAGCCTGAATTTCATACACGATGTTTGGGTCAGCGTAGAAATAAGCAGTGCATGAACCAGTCTGGTATGCCGTAGAGGCAGGCCAGTTGTTGGACACACGATGACGACCTGTGGTGTCAGTAAACTCGACGCCAGCGAAGGCACCAACAAAGGCGTCTCCAGCAGCAGCGGGTTGAATGACTCCGCCAGTCACATACTTGACTGGTTGGCCTTTAAGGATTGCCGACCCGAAGGTCGAAGTAATACCGTCAGCCAGCGCCGTGGCGCGATCCAGACCGGAGGGGTGGAACGCAGGGCGCAGGCCAAACGGAGCGTTTGTTGCAGACATAGTCTAGCTCCTTTAAAAATTAGCCCTCGAAAACGGGGGCACGATTTGGTTGCTGTTGATCGAATCTGTCCATTCCAGCTTCCATCTGCACCAAACGGCGACCAGAGCTGTCTTTTGCACCTGAGCTTTCCGCTTGAGTGCGGATACGCTCCACCTCGTCACGGGGAGCCTCATAGTGCATCTGCGTCATGACTTCTTGGTAGACGTCCATCGGCAGTTTAAATAACAACATCTCGTTGCACGCAATGTGCCCAACATGCTCACCAGCTTTAACTCGATAACTGTCGAATCCGGGTAACTCATCTGCCGTCACAGGTACATACCCGAGTCGCATTCTCTTGTCGATAGTGTCGTAAGCGTTGGTTGTAGAAAGCCAGCACAAGTGCCATCCCGCAAGTGCGGGAGTCTTGGGCAGAGCCGATTGCGTCCACTCGTCGCTCCACATCTTTCGACGTTCCTGCGCACTCATGAACTTGTCTTCAGGTGGTCGACGGCTTGCGTCCTCGCTTGCGCGATCATTGCGGCCACCGGCCTGAAGGGATTTTTTTAAACGACTATCAGTCATAACTTAACTCCTGTAACCTTGGGTTTGTCTTGCTTCGGAAGCGTAACGCTTGATCATCTTGTTGCGTTTTTCTGAGTCATCCCAGAAACCCGCATCCTTCATCGCCCGAACTTGTTCAGGTGACAAAGTGAAGGTGTTCTTTCCACCTGCCCGTGAGGCTGATTCGCGTCCAGATCCGGTCACAATTCCCCTTGGCTTACTACGTTGGTTAGGACTTTCGTCGGTATTTGCATTGTATCTGTGAGATACATATCGTTGCAAGCGATTGTCAAGCTCTTCCCAATAATCTTTGGTATTGGGGTCCCAGCCCTCGGCTGTCAGAGTTTCGTCAACCTGCTTGGCAATGCGGCTGTCAATGTCCTTGCCGTCAGGCTTGTACCAAGAATTGCGCTCCATCCAGTCTGCGGCATTACGCTGCAAACGGGGGTCGGGGATGCTTGACTCCTGACGGGGCTGGGTGGCGTTCTTCTTCAGGTTACGCAGGGATTCGGCCTGTTGACGGGCCTCCATCCACATCTCCTGAGCCTTGGTCATGGCAGCGCCGTCACGGGACTCAGAAGCCTCGCTCAACTTCATCTTGGCGTAGTTGATGCGCAGCTCAGAGTCCTCAATCGCCTTGTCAATCCGAGCCAAGTCAGCAGAATGGGTCTTGCGCTCCACCACAGACAGGCGTGAGATCAGATCTTGATTCTGGCGTTCAAGCATTTGGAGCTTGATCTCTTTTTCGGCATTTGTCTGGCGGACAAGTTGCTTCTTGGTGCGGCGGCGGTCGCGCTTTACGGCACGCAGGGCATCGTTGTCATCGGGATGGTCATCATCGCCGTCAGTTTCCCCGCCTTCGGCCATCTTTGGCTCGTCGCGGTCTTCATCATCATCGCTGTCGTTGGACTGCGGGTTCGGGATGCTGTCAGGAAGGGCAACAGACGCAGAACCGTCTACCGCCTCCTTGACTTCGATTTGTTCGTCTTGTGTTTCTTTGGTCATGATTTACCTCAAATAAAAGAACGCATCTCAAGGGGACTGCATGTCACCTTGGCGATGATTTCGTGGTCATTCAGGATCATGAAAAGTGCAGGGTCCTCAAGGACATCCTCTTCAGGCACTTTCACTTCCCAGCGGTCACCGCCCCACTTAGGGACACGGATGTAGTCGCCAGCAACAACCCAAGAGCCTTCAGGCCAACTCTCCATGCTGTCGCGGTTCTTGAATGCAAGTGGACCAATGGCGATGACTTTTGCCACCATGTTGTTCCACTTTTCTGCTTCCTTGGTCTCTTCAACCAAGATAATCCCAGACCCAGTCGTTTTCTTTTTGGTACGGCGAAGTTGCACAAGTATCCGCCCACCTAGAGGTTTTGCGCCGGGTTCTACGCTCGGGAAAGCCCAAGCAATGTCAGCGTCGTTAAACGCTTCCGGTTCATTCATCATCATTGTCTTCTTTCAGAAGTTGATTCAATATTTGCATGGACTCAGCGAGTCCTGCGTAATGACCGACCATGCGCTGATATGTCTCCCATGAAGCAGCATTTCCATCCGCTAGGGACAAGCGTATTTCAGCTTGACGAGACTCTACCGCACCGATCAGATCAGAGAGGGTTTTCATTTTTTCTTCTGGCTCAGTGCGCCTCCTTTGGGTTGGGTTGGCTTGGCGTTGCCGCCTTGCGTCTTCAAGGATGAGCCGTCAAGTTTCTCGCCAGCGGCAATACGCTTGTGCATGGGCACACCTTCATTGTGGTAAGGGTTGGTAGCCATCAATATTCTCCAAGTTTGCGTTGTACCTCTTGCTGGAGGCGGATTGCAGTTTCAAACTGCTCGGTTTGCAACTCCTGATCCTTCTGGGTCAGGCGTGCAGTCTCGATGCGCTCTTTCGTGAGGTTGTCCACGGAGTTGAGCGCGATTTCAAGTTGCTCTTTGCGTTCGGCTTCGGTAGCGTCTTGCTGCATCTGCTGGATCTTGATTTGTGCATCTTGAGCATCCTTCTTGGCCCTACGCTCTGTCTCAGCCATGGATGTCTCGCGCAGCACCATCGCTTCGGGCGGCATCTCTGGCTTGGGTGACAGTTGCTGCATGGACTGCATAAGCTGCTGCACCAATGGGACGATCTGGTTAAACGCCTTCTCGCTGTCCATCTTGACATGCTGAGAGGCCAACGCAAAGACCTTGTCGATCTCTGCGGTCAGCGCCCTGTTCTCGTACTCTTCCTCGGTCAGCACCTTGTCGCCACGAGACTTGGTCACATACCCGTTCATGCGGTTCAAGTACCACATCACCATGTGCTGCTTGATGTGCTCCAGTGAGCGCGGCAAGTAGAACGAAGCCATGATGGGGTTGGAGCCAAAGACAGGGTTCAGCGCAAAGTCCAGATGGCTCTGAATGTGAGCCAAGTGGTCTTGGTGGATGTACGCAAAGCCGCTCTGACCCAAAGCCATGGCGACATTCTCATCCGCTGGCGTGCGCTCTTCAGGGGCTGGAGTGTCCTTGAGTAGCTCGTTGATGCCCGGAATCTTCAACTGCTTGAGCAGGCGCTGCTCCACAGCCTGACGGTTGTACAGGTCTGGAGCCTTGTCAGCACGAGCCAGCACAGCCTGCATCTGAGCCATACGCTGGGTCTCAGAGAAGATGTGGGGGTCAGACACTGGTACCACATCGGTGTTGCGCTTAAAGTCCTCTGAGGTGATCTCCAAGTCCTCAACGATCTCACCCTTGCGCTGGTCATCCAAGTACCAACGATTCAAGCGGCCAAGGATCTTGAGCACACGGGCCTGAGAGTCATGCAGACGGGCATGGATGGCCGAGAACACGGCAGCACCCTGCTCAATCAGCGCCTGAGTCGTGCCAACAGGGGTGTTGGAGTTGACATCAGCAATCTTCTCTTCTGCGGTGGTGACCACGCCACGGGCGGCTTTGTCAAGGTAGCCCACCAACTGGAACAGGACTGGCGATGGTGGGTTGAACGGCATCGGCATGGCGATCTTGCGGATGTCGTCCACGCCGGGTGCCCCTTCAACCTCAACGATCTGGGTGACATCAACCTGCTGGCTCTGGCCGCTGATCTTGGCTCCCTTGAGCTTGAGCATGGTGGCAGCGTTGTTGATGTGTGCGCTGTCCAGCAAAGCGCGGATGCCGCCAGTCAGGGCAGCGGACAGGCCACCAATCAGGTGAGGCAGGCCGATGGCATAGGCGCCCCGCCATGGGATGAACTTAAACTCCACAACCCAATCCAGCTTGGTCATGGTGTCGTCGCCGTCTTCCCAATTGCGGTACAGGCCAACAACCTCGTTGTCCAGCTCGTCGATCATCATGATGTACGGGGCTGACTCGCCTCCAGACTGGCCGTCATCGTCCAGCTCTAAGTGGCAGTAGACATGATAGACCGTGCGCTCACCGTCATCGTTGTCCTGCCACTTCTTGCCCTCAATCTTGTCGTTGGCCTTCTCAGCCGCAGACTGCTCGGGCTGCATGGTTGCGCGAATCAGGCTGATGTCGCGGTACAGACCAGTGCTGATGCGGCGCTTGAACTCCCACTCAGTGATGACATGGACCTCAGTCGCACGCTGGGCGGTGTAGAAGTTGGTGGCCGAGAACGGCACGATCACTCGGTCAATCGGCAAGAACTCAGCGCATGGGCGTTTCTTCTGCTCGTCGTACCAGAGCTTCATGTACTGAGAGCCGCCCAGTGGTAGCTGGGTCAGAAGCTGCTCCTGCTCATCGCGGAACTCTTCAATCTGCTCGGTAAGCTGCCAGTTCATGTAGTCGCGCTTGCGCTCGGCTCGGGCAGTCTTCTCTTCGTCAACCTGACCAATGATCTTGGTCTTGACGGGACCGTCTGGCGGGAACATCTCTTTAATGGCGCGGGAGGCAAAGTCCACGCAGGCCTCGGCCATGACAGGGTGGACTACCTTGGAGGCACCAGCAAAGGTCGCACCGCCGGGAGCGTCCTTGCCAAGACCCGTGCGCTTGAGGCCTTCCTCATACTGCTTGTCGCGCTCTTCACGAGCTTGCTTGTCCTTTTCGATCAAGTCGACGTAGCGCATGGCAAGGCTGTCAAGCTCACTGGGGTCGATGATCTCAGCAAGGTTCTGGTAGAACTCTTCGTCCTCCTGTGGACCTTGGGTGTCCATCTTGACCACCACAGAGCCGTCAGGCAGCTCTTCAATCTCAGAGTCGTCATCAGGCAGGTCAAACTCTAACTGCTCCTCCTGAGACTCTTGTGGTTCGTCGGCTATGCCTTGGACAAAGCGTCCATAGTCGGGTTCAATTGGGAACTCTGTAGCCATGAATCAATTCCTCTGCATCAGTTCCAGAAGCATAGCATCTGGGTTTTCGGTGAAATTTACCGGATTTTGAACCTGTTGTTCATCATTGGTGCGTAAGCCCTCGGGGGCTATTGTCGCTGTTCCTGTGCCTGCTGTACCAGCCCCGACAGGAATGCCGATCTGCTGGTACAGGGGCTGGCCCTTGGTGTTGATGTCTTCGCGCATCTGAGGGGTTACCTCAAAGGAGTGAACCTGCTTTGCTTCAGAGGGGTAAACAATTTCGCCCGAGGGCCGACCGTTAAAGTTGTAGGTTGTTTGCTTAGTTTCTGGATTTAGCTGGATGCCAATTTCATCGACCTTCACCCCGTACTGCTTGCCCAGCTTGTTAAGGTAGTCGGGCAGCATCTTGTCGTAGAAACCCTTCATGCCCTTGTCGCCAATTTTCAGATCAAGGCCACTCAAAGCACCGCTAGTTTCTTGGTCACGCAGAATTTTTTCCGCAACTTCTTTTCCAAGTTGGTTTTCTAATTCGCCTTGGCTAACCGTTTTTGGTGCAGTCAACGTCATCCCGTCTTTTTCTGGCGTAAATGTAATTTTTCCTTGAGGATTTTTTTCCCAAATAACCGTATCTACATACTTGCTGAGGTCGTATCGGTCAGCCTGCTCTGCGCCTTTTGTCAGGGCAACCGTGTCGTAGCCACCCTCAGCAGCCTCTTGCATTACCCTGCGCAGAGCCAGCTCTTGCCAATCTTTCTTGAACGGGGCATCGGGCAGTTTTTCTTGCTGGGATCTATTAAACAACTGGCGCTCTTGTGCATCTAAGTCGCTAACCCCTCGTCGGTGAGAATCTACCATTTTTGTGATGTCACTAAATCGGGCTTCTTTAATATAGACTGGCGCTCCATTTTCAGTAACAACATTGATAAGGTCGTCCCCCGCAAGTTCGGGCAAATCAAGGTCACGGTTTACTGAATTTTTACCTTCGATCCATTTAATCCCAGCATCGCCTTGCTGCGCAATTAAGTCGGACACCTTCATTTGCTGCCCGTTTATGTCGCCAAACCTTGATTTGTATTCCTCTTTGTAGCCTTTGTCACGGCCAGCTTGATGCCAGTCAGATTGGATCTCCTCAACGTGCAGGATCTTCTCGCCGTTGGGACCAGTGCGATCACTAACTCGGATGCTTGCCAGAATGTTTGGCTCACCACCAAAGTGCGCAGGGGTGCCGAGAAAGCCTTCACCCTTAGCGGCTGGCGCTTTCAGCAAGATCTCGCGGTAGTTCTCACCGCCGGGTATCGTGTACTTCTCGTGGTAGGGGCTGGGCCTGCCAATCCCATGATTGATCGAACCATCATCAATCAAAGATCGACGGGCTTCCTCTCGAAGCTCTTCCAAATTGTTTCTTATGTTAGACAAGTAGTTTTCTTCAGCCAACGCATCAATGTCGTCACCACGTTCGCCATAGTAACGAGCGTTCTCAACAGCTTTGTCGTAAGCCAGCTTGTCGGCCAAAGCATCAATTTCCTTTTGGCTTGGGTTGCCAAACACCTTCTCTTCAATCTTGACAGGAGGACGAGCCTCAAGCTCCTTGATGAACTGCTCCTTGGTCATCTTAGGCATGGCTTCAATCTCAGCCAGCTTGCGCCCCTTGAGTTCAGTCGCCTTAATGCCGGGAGCGGCCTTAACCTCGGCCATGAACTCCTTGCCAGTACCCGCTGGTCGCTTGAGGTTTTGCGCAGTCTTGTCAACAGCGGAGAAGAAGCCCTTTGCCAGCCCCTTGACCAGTCCACCACCAGCCAGCTCAAGCTGCATGACGTCTGGGTTGTCGGAAAACTGGACGGAGCCACCTTCTTTGTACCCACCACTGCGGCTCATGTACTCCATGATGCTTTTGTGATCTTTGGGGTTAAAGTGCCCCTGCTTCAGCCCTTCTTTGTAACGCATGACATTGTCAACCACACGTTGATTGATTGGCTGAGAAATTCCGCTGCCACGCTTCTCAATCGTGTTGACTATCATGGTTCTAAGCTGGTTCGGCGTTAGATTCTGATACTTGGGTTGACTGAGGAATGTAGTCTCCATGTATTGATACAAGTCAGGCATCATCAGCTCAAGCGGCATGCTTGGCATACTTCCAGCATACTTTCCTGCATTGGCCGAGTCGTATGACTGGTGCGTTGATGGCCTGATGTCAGCGTATGGGCTGGTTTCAATCATTGTGTTGCCAACAAACCCCTTTGGCAAACCCTCTAAGGTTGGGTCATGAATTGCCCCGTAGACATCTTCAATGTTAAAGCCAAGCATCTTTTGATACTCAGACTTTGACATGCGGTTCATCAAGCCCTTGCGGAGATCTCCAGCACTAAACCCATCGCCGCCTTCTCGTAGTTGCTTTAAGAACTCAGGAGAGCCAACCTGCGCAGCGTTCTTAAACTTGCCGCGCTCCTCTTCAAAAACAAACGAACGCAAGTCGTCAGTGATTCTGTTGACTTCTTTTTTGTTGGGGCTTGCCTGCTGAAATATGTCCATGACGATGTCTGTTGGCATCGTGGAATAGTTTGAGCCTGTGACGTCCATGGTGCTTGGCATCGTGAACACGCGACCTGTGCCTTGGTCAAACATATTGGCGAAGTACGCATCATTCACACGATCTTGCATGCGTTCAGCAATCTGCCTGCCCGAAGCTCCACCTACATTTGCCTGAATGTTGGCAATGTCTCTGGCAAAGTCTTGACCGCCCTCGGTGGTGATTTGGTTTGACAGTGGGATGTCTGAGACTTCCAATACCTTTTCGCCCCGACTGGTCGAGTCCCATGGGTTGGACATGACGCTTGAGCCTTGCTCGGTTTCAATGTTGAAGTCAGTCTTTGGAGCTAGGTTGCCAACAGATTGAGTTTTAAATCTTGACCCCACGGTTGGGTCAGGCTTCTGCGGGGTGTGGGGCAAATAAGCATACGAGCGTGATCCTTGCGCCATGTCCCTCATGATGTCAGCGCCAGCCCCGCCGCGCTCCATGATCTTGGGGACGTACTTCTCAGCCATGCGCTCACCAGCACGACCAGCGGCCATGGCTCCTTTGACGCCAGTCTTAACCGCGCCTTTGCCCAATGCGCCCACGCCCGTGGCCGTCCCAACCAGATCGGCGGTGTCGATGATTCTGGGGTCAAGGCGGAAGGTGCCGATGCCGCCAGTAGCGGCGTTACCGCCTCGTATCAATGCGCCCATGCCGTTGTAGGACACATCTTCTAGCAGGGAGGCGGCTCCGGGCAGACTAAGCAGCTCATCAACGCTAGTGCCGCCCAGAAGCGGGACACTGGGGCTGACCTCGTACTGGCTTGCAAACTCCTGCGCCTTGCGCACGGCATTGGCAATTGGGCCAGTGATTCGACTTTGCGGGGTAGGGCGAATCTCGCCACTGCCGTACATCATGTCGGCCAGTTTATTGCCGGTGGTCTTCTTTGTGGGCATCGTCAAGCCTCGGTATTGATTCTCTTTGATTATGCCTTCGGGGGTTTGTCAAGTCCAGCCTTGGGCAATCCTTACACAGCTTCAAGGCTTGGCACACGCCCAGCACCTTACATCGCGTATGGGTTCTCTTTGGCGCGGTGCTCCCATCCTGCGTCAATAACATCGTCTTCGTCATAAGTATCTGGTGGTGGCGGATCAATGTTCAGCCAGCCAGCGTCCCTGAGATACCGCAGGGCCTGCGAGGTGGCGTCCACATAGTCGTCGTGGGTCGTCTCAGGGAAGGAGCAGATCTGGCTCACCATGCCCTCAGCCCAGTCCCTGACAAACCCCTTACGGTTGCTCGACTCGGGTATCCAGACACGGCCAGCCTTAATGATGTTTGCCACGATGGACAGCCGCTGCACCTTGTCAGCCTTGCCCGGATTGTAGGAGCGCACGAATATGTGGGCACGCTGCAAGTCTTGGATCAGGGAGATCCCAGCGGCCTTGTCCTCCACCAGCACCAGATCCACCCGTCTGGCGTCCTTGCCCTCGCCATAGACCGTCTCGTACTCCTCAAGCACCTTCTCCTTCATGTCAGGGTACTGGAGCCTGTCCTGCCATGCGTCAATGACCAGCACGGACATCCCACCGTCCTGAGGCTTGAACACCCCGAAGGTGATCTGGGCTGTCGGGTCGTTCTGGGCCTTCTCGGTGTAGGCGCAGTCGTAGGACTGAAGGATGTACTCCAGCTTGGGCAGGGGCTTGTCAGCAGGCCAGAGCTTGAACCAGTCCCGCTTGACGATGCCGCCTTGCTCAGGGTCAAGGATCTCAGCGTAAATCTCCTGCTGCCCCAACTTGGTGCCCTCGTACTGGAGGATCTGCTTGCGAAAGCTGTCTGACAGGTTGTCAATGTTGGCGTAGGTCGAGGCGGTCGTCAGGTAGACATCTTCGCCCTCCTTGCCCACCAACTCGACAATCAAGTCCTTGGGTCTTGGGGTCGTGGTGCAGATCATGCGGGTCTTCCAGTCGGCGTCCACCTTCAGGCGCATACCGAACATGATCTGATCCCACGCTTCTTGCAGGTAGTCCCATGCGGCCAACTCGTCTGCCCAGCCACCATGGAACTGTGGCCCCCTGAACCGCTCAGGCTCTGATGCGGGTATACCCTTAATCAGACTGCCGTTGACCAGCTTCAACTCGTGCATCTGCTTGTTGTAGTCAGCGATCAGGATCTTGGGGATCACGGCCAGCAGGCCTGAGTCACCCTCAAAGCAGGTAGCTCGGACATCAGCGCTTGTTGGGGCGGATACCAGCCAGCGGGTGCCGGGGTGCTCCCATGCCCACCACCAGATCTGTTCGGCGGCGGTGCGGGTCTTTCCAGCCCCTCGTCCAGCCAGCAGCAGCCAGATCGACCACCAGTCCCCATGGGGCAGGATTTGGTGGTTGTGAGCTTCTGTGAGCCATTTAGCCCTCTTGGCGAAGGCCATCTTGTGGGCGTCAGGCGCATTGCTCAGAGCCTGCAAGACCTCGGGGTCCTGCAAGGTTGTCAGCAGGTCACTCCTCATTGGCCGTCTGGCGCTTGAGTTCTAGGTTCTTCACGGCTGCGGCCAAGATGGTCATGGCATCGTTCTGGATCTCCAGCGGGTTTTCAGAGTCACCAGCATGGACAAGGCGGTCGCCGTACTTCTTGGGCTTGAGCTTCATGGCCGTCCACTTACGGGCGTCCATCCTGTTCTTTTGCCACTGAAGGAAGGCATGGTCCAGCTTGTGCTCAATGAGAGCGCCAGTCTTCTTGTCGATCACGGCGATGATCTCAGGCTGCTCGTCAGCAATGGCGATGATCTCGTCAGCCAAAGTGTCAGCCTGATCTTCCCGTGCGCGAGTGTAGTGGTTGGCAAACTCAGGGTCGCGCAGCAACCAATCGTAGACCACAGTCCTGTCTGGCATCCCTTCGGTTTTGATTATCTCCCTTAGGCTTTCTCCCTCTGCTATGCGAGAAC